TGCCCAGATAATTTGCTGTCTAAGTTGAAATCCAGCGGCTAATAATGACTGACCGACTCCAATAATTTGCTTATCTGAATGCCAGATATAAGCTACATCACCATAAAAATAACTCCATGCTTCCTCCCAACTAACATTAGTATCTTTATTTGCCGACATATATTTACGCCGAGTTGATCCGCCATCAATTCTACGCCGCATGTTCGGATCATATTGAACCCCGTAAGGCGGATCAGTCACCATAAGATGTGGTCTAACTTTGCCGAGTAAGTGACTAACATCCTCGGAGTTTGTGGCATCGCCACATAACAACCTGTGATCTCCGAGAATGTATAGATCGCCGTAATGAGTAATTGCTTCCACATTTTCAGGGATTGCGTCAGGATCGGTAAGCCCTGATCCGCTAGGTAACAATAGATTGATCTCGGTATCGGAAAATCCGGTCAGGCCAACATCAAAATCAGCGTTGAGTAGATTCTGCAATTCAATTCCGAGCAACTCCTCATTCCAACTAGCATTCAGGGCCAATTTATTGTCAGCGATTACATAGGCCCGCTTCTGTGCCGACGATAGTCCAGGCAAGGTAATCGTAGGGGCCTTGTCCATTTCCAACTGCTGTGCGGCCAGCAGACGAGCATGGCCAGCGATTACGCCCTTATTCTCGTCGATGAGTATGGGATTGGTGAAGCCAAATTCAGTGATCGATGCTGCGACTTGAGCGATCTGATCCTCCGAATGAGTTCGGGAGTTATCTTCGAACGGCTCAAGCTCGTCCAAATTCAGATATTTTATTCTTAGATTGCTCACTTTTCCACCATCGTCAGACAATTATCTACCGCCATTCCGTGAGCCAGGACGCCGAGCATCGAAAGTACATCGTGTTCATCGACGTGCCATTCATCGTCTGATGCGTCGTTTTTGAAACAGAATGTCAGTCTGTCATCTTTGACTTCTCTTTCGCTTCCATCATTCCGGCCAAGACAAACGAAAGACGTACCATCATCTGAGCAAATTTGTGTTAATGGCTTGCACGTAGTTCGACCACGACAGCAATGTTCTGCCCGAACAATGCCGCGTCTGCCTTCTGGTACGTGATTCATGCCCTGCGAGCAAAATCACGAAGCTGCGCAATCGTAGCTGTGCCAAATGCCCGTTTCTTGCGAGATTTCTTCTTTTGCTTTTTCACACCGCCGCGACGTTTACCGAGTTCTGATCCCGCAGCTCCACGCTGAAGTTCACTAGTTGCTGGCATATTTCTTAGCCTCTCTGATACGGTGTGCGATGGCATTATGGGTCCACGACCTTTACCCGCTTAACCCATTCGAAATCCTGCGAATTATTCGTCGTGACTTTGGAAATAACGCGATAGGTCAAACCATCAGTTCCACCAGCAACACGAACCTGAGCGATCGTACCGGATTCGCTATCCGCCTCGTTTGTCAAACCGTCCGGTAATTCGTAAGTTGCGGTCGATATGGTTTCGCCGTTAAGCCGTGATGCCCAATGGAATAAAACGGTAATTGCCTCGTCCGGTGTCTTCTCAAAATTCAGCGGACCAGCATCAGGCAAAAGGCCGTAATCGGACATTATTAACTAGTATCCTTAAAAGCTATTTTCATGCTGACATTTACTGGAATACCGAAGTATTCTCGCGTGTCTGCTGCTAAGTAAGGATCAGTTGTCGCTGCGGTTGGATTTGCGCCGATAACAAAATGTGCCTTAGCATCGCAGATAACACGAATAAAACGCGTTTGTGAATTTACGGCTGCACTCTGTGTTGATGTCGTATATGTTATATTTTGAGTCGTAATAGCCGGGGCCGCTGCAACAGGAACAGTGCGCCCTGCACCATCCTGAACCAGAAAAGCGTACTCACTGATTTTGCAAGTCGCCCCTAATGCTGGCAGCGCGAAAAACAGGACGATCAATAGAAATAATTTTTTCATAATCCTATGCTAACTCCTTCGATTGACAAACCAGAGCTGTTTCCAGATTTACCACTCACCGATATCGCACCAAAGTCAAATGAAGTCATATCGAATGCGTTACTGTCATCAAACGCAGCAGTATCGTATGCCTGTGCAGATAATACTGCCGGTAACAGCAACAGCATTACGACTAGTAGTGATTTTCTTAGTTGCCGCGCCATTTGTCACCCGATGAACCAACGCCGAGAACTTCGGATTTATTCATAAATTCAACCGTCGATGGCAGACAGATAAGATCAACAAGATCAGTTGCAGCCATCGTGAATATGGCCGGATCAGCGTCCAGCGTCACAGTTTTAGTGCCGCCAGCATAGTCCTGAATACCGCCATAGGCTTTCTGTACGGCGGTCGATACATCCGTAATGATCGCACCGCAGCCATTATAGGCATCATCATCGGCCGAACCCGCCGTCAAGGTAAAGCTAACCTGACTTGCCAGTGTCGCAATGGTCGTGGTTTCCATGACCATCGGCATCCGGTCGATAATCTCGGTCGCGGCGTCGGCCGCCAGCTCGGCAGCACCAATGGCGTCCGTAGCTATCTCGGCGGCACCTATGGCATCGGTTGCTAACTCCGATGCTCCAATCGCACTTGCCGCGATTGCGTCAGCATCTATAGCCGCTGTACCAATTTCTGCGGAACCGATCGCATCTGTCGCTAGTTCGGACGCGCCGATGGAATCCGCCTGAAGGCTGGTTGCTGTAATGGCATCTGTTGCCGTTGACATGACTTTCGCTTCGATCACGCCGGATGTAATGTTTACTACGGCTTTTTTCTCAGAGTAGATGTGATAATAGGAAGTGGCATCAGTATTCGTAACCAATAGCGTGATCGTTGCGACGTTTCCAGTATTGGCATAATCGGTAATCACAAACTCTTGCCCAAGACCAGTGCCAGCAACTATAGCTCCCCAATAGTCATTATAAAAATCGTCGGCTTCTGAGTCACCCGTTGCGAGTTCTAGCGTTGTTGTCGTACCAGCGGCATCGACTAAACCGGCTGCCTTAATCTGATGATATGAAACGATACCTGCTGATGGATGGCCAAAGGTCGGTATGATAACGACGTTTGTATCAGTTGCGGCTATTGTAAGAGTGATTATGCCGCAGGTGGTTTCTCCTGCTGTTAAGGCGATACTGTAGAAAGCACCTTCATCAGCAAAATCATTTGTAATCGGATTAGTCGGGGTGCCATCGCAGTCGGCTGTTATTTCTGCACCACCATCTGCCTCATTTACATCAAGTGTTCCATCCGTGTTGTACAGTTTGAAATAAATCGTCTTTGCTTCGCCATACTTAATTGGCGGGTGATATTCCGCTTGTGCCACAAGTGGAAGCAACAACAGTAATAAAAATAGCTTTTTCATTGATCTACCCGCCTCACAATATATTGTTTGCGGAAACACCGTTTCCACCCACAGACCCGTTAACTGAGTTTGTCACATTACCACGTAAGTCGCTATTGACCAGCCGCACATAGTCAACATCAGTGTCAGACAGATCAATACCATCCTCTTGAGAATCTGACGCTGCCGTATCCGTCGCCCTGACACCATCAAGCAAAATGCTGCCTACAAACGAAGCCGGGGGGGCCACTGAAATCCCATCGGTAGCATTGTCTCCAAAATATCCACCGATTACCTGATACTCAGCGTCGGTGATATCTGGATTGAGGAAAAGACCCGCTGCGTCATTATTGACGCTTTCGTGGCCGATAATTTGCACCCTGGTCGCTGCATCCTGCACCCAAACACCATAGCTAGTGCCGTCATTCGTCACACAATTTGTCAGCTTGATATCTGATGAGAAATTGGCACCCGAATCAGTGATCTGAATACCGACCCCGGAATTGAGCGCCCCAAACACCCGCACATTGTCCAGTGTGGCGTGCTTCGTAGAGCGCAACCTGACTCCAGTCGAGGCCGGGCCAGTTATCAAGACATTGCTCAGAGTTAGGTTTTTAAGTTCTGAACCAGTCCCCGTATCGATGCCGCGTCCGGCAGCAGCCAGAATAGTGAGGTTATCAAAGCTGATTCTATCCCCAACTGATAACTGAATCGCAGAATCAGTATTGACGCTGCCGCTACAAACCATATTCTGAAATGCAATATCGACACTTTTTGCCTGAGTGTCGTCAGCGGTCATTGCAATGCAACGGTTGCCACCGTCAACCAGAATATTGCTAAACAACACCCTTTCAATCGCCGTGTTGCCAGTATTAGACTCAAGCCCGACAGAACTACCGTTACCACCGTTGACGATGATATTGCTGAACACCATGTCTGTGCCGCTTACCAGCGACAGAGTTCGGCGAAGGCTCGCAGCACCAAAATGGATGTTGTCGAACCAGATATGATGTATCAGCGTCGCGCTGCCAAAATTCGTTGTATCGGCCACATAAATCGTATCTTTGGGGCCGTCTTTAATCTCCATGTCATAGAGCCAAATATATGAACCGGCCCTGATCGCCAGACCCATGAACTCGCCAAAAGCGTCCTCATTAGGTTGCGCGGCTCCCTGTCCGTCGATGGTTAAATTGTGAATCGTCACATAGGACGGTGCCTGCCCCGCAACCTCCGATTGATTGCCAATGGTGATAACGCCTTGCGATCCGGTTATCGGCAGCGGAAAGCTCGCCGGGAAGACTTTGGCCCTGATCGTGGTGACGCCTGCGCCGTCTCCGTATATCTGTATGTTAGACACACTCTGCAAGAGAATCGTGAGTTCAACCTGATACGTGCCGGCGGGTAAATAAACGGCAGCGCCGCCCTGGGCATTTTGTGCTATGGAATCGACAATCGCTTGATAATCGTCAGCAGTACCGTCGCCGACTGCGCCATATCGTTGCACCATGCCTGGCGGATAGCTGTAATCTGATGGCGTGATCGAGGCAGCAATTTCGGCGGCAGATCGTACTTTCCAGCCATAATTCTCATGGATGGCCCGAGTAAGTTTTTTGTCTCTGGTGTCGCCGCTTTGCCGAACACCATATAAATCAGTACCGGCAGGAGTAACGACCGCATTCAAATTCGGCCGCGTTGAGTCAACGGCAAAAACAGAAACAGAGGCCGTCAGTAAGCAGATTAGAAAGGCTAGTTTTTTCATCATTCCTGAATCAGCAGTATGTCGGAGCTTGAATCGTCGATCAGCAATTTATCGCCATTATCATCGATCAGCAGAGCATCGCCAGAAGTATCGACAGGATGTTGGTTCCAACTGACTACGGCAATGGCGAGAGCCGGTAATACCAGAAGCAGCAAAAAAGCGAGTTTTTTCATCGTCTGCGTCTTAAAGGTCCAGCTCCCGCAACCCCGGCCGCCGGAAACCGAAATATCTGCGTCGATGGCATAAATACGCCGGGGTGGTCGTCCTGGGTGGGAGCATCGACTTTCGTCAGCGCTGCGGGGCCGAATTTAGGCTCTATCCTGTCTGGACCATACATTGGCCAGTATCTGATTAGGTTGTCCGGGCGGACCAATAGCGGCGAAGCCTTCTTTGACAGCGCCGTTATATCGGCAGCAGTAAGAACGACATCGTAGGTCGCAAACTCGGCCATTGATCCAGCAAAGAAAAAGGCGGAACTGCCACTCTCTGCTGCAGCGATATGTGTAGTGCCGTGGGAATTAGAACCCCATGTGCCAGATGAGCCACCAACAGGCGTGGCTAACGAGCCGTCGATATAAATATCTTTTAGGTCGCTGCCTTTGTCATAGACCACAAGCATATGGACCCAAACATCAGCCGCATAAACAAGCGTCCAATCACGGTTACGCCCATCGACAAAGAACTGATGCCTATTGGCAGTAGAGCTTGACCGATACATGGTGTAGCGAGAAGTGACAGTATCAAAATAAGCATGAAGGGGAGTTGCTGAACTTGAAGCATGGTCGTGATTTGCCCACCAACTAATTGTGCCGGTATCAAGATTGAAAGTGGTCGATGCTGCCGTGTATTCATCATCGACATTATCAAACTGAACGCCAGCCTGCACTGCAAATGCAATCCAAAATAACAGCAATATTGATAGTCTTTTCATGGTCTTATTGTTCGGTAAGGTAGACGGCGACGACCTGAGCGTCGTTTGAATTCATCGTATCGCCAGCATCAGCGGAGTCTCTTTCCAGCGTAAGACGGAAATATTCATTCTTCGCTACCGAGTCCATCTGTCCGCCATCAGTGAAATTTACGTCGGTGTACTGAAGTTCGCCGGACGCGCTCGCCGTTGCCTCAGTAGCAGTCTGAATCGCTGCGTAGACTTTGGTATTGAGATTATCGACATCGACTGTGAAGCTCTTGAATGCGGCATCCCATTTGACGTTTCCAGTTGTCGCGCCATCACTAGCCCACATAATCGTCAGCGTGACACCGCCGCCACCGTAATGCTCTGGCATGACAGCAGAGAAAGCGGCAAACTCATTCGTTGCGCCCGGATCAAACTCGAGGACAAGGATTACATCATCGGGTTCGTCTGCGCTAGCCGTTAAGATCGCGTCAAGGGTCGCATAATCCGCATCAGGCGGCTCATTTGATAAAGCCGTCCATACAAGAAGTGCGTCTCCGCTTGCAGAAAATGCGAGCGGCGAAAACGCCAGTAATACTACTGCTAGCCAGGTTCTAAATTTCATTGCTTATCCTCTCCAATTATGGTGCCTCGAAAGCTCCTGCATCGCAGGGCGAGCCGCGAGTCACACCATCCTTGTCGTCTGTTGGAAAAACCAAGTTATCTATCGTAGTGCAATCGCCTTGCCCTGCTGCGGTACTGGGTGCATTTAGATCATAGTCAAAAGCACCTGGATTCACCATATCAAGCTGTGCCGCAGACTGTCCCGTAAGATTACCAGATTGAACTACATTTGGATCAACACCCGCATCATGTGTCCCGCACGTTGACAAAAATCCAGACTGACCCGGCGTTTGCACGACATTATCTCGGCAGACGTTGTTGGTCGGGAAATTGCTCCATGTTTTATCTGTAATTATAATGCAGCCAGGAGAGCCATCTAAATCCAGACAGATATTGTTGCCAAAGAACCATCGTGGGCGATATGAGCCTGATGTGCTGTTTACTGGCCGCTGTGGTGAGCCTGAGCGTTTACCCTGACCGTAAGGATTCGGATTTGTATTTGGCCCGAAGGTGTTATTCAGAACGAAATGGCTGAATTCGTCCGAGGGCACCTGGCCGAGCTGGGTCGCGTAGCCGTCAACCTTGACCCCGTAACCAGCGTATATGTTGTAAATCACGCTGTTCTGCAGCTTGATGTTTTTGCCCTTGGCATAGAGCGCGTGGTCGTGCCGGTACATATCGTTGTCGGCTTCAGAGTTGGCATCACAGGCTGCATTCCGTATCCGGCCAATACTGTGGATCGTGGAGGAATCTATAGTGACGTCTCTGCTCCACTTGTTAGTGAAAATTCCAGAGCGTCCATTTGACTCCTTACATGCAGCAGATACCGCGCCGCAATCATGCAAGAGCGCGTCTTCGATGATCCAGTTGTGAGAACCCGTTTTCGTTGAACTACCACCAGCGATGTAGATGCAAGAGTTTTTAACGACCCCAAATTCTAAGTTCTTGACAGTAATATAGCTGGAGCGTTCTGCGATAATGCCCCAGAAAGCACCCGCATCCGCAATAAGGGGGCTGTGTCCAGCGCAAGGTTGTATCGTGATGGGATTGCCAGCAGTGCCACTCATGCCGGACGTCACTTTGATAATACTATTGCTGTTATCGTGGTCGTCATAAGTGCCGTTTCTCAAACAAACCACGTCGCCCGGACTCGCCTGTTGCATCCCCTTTTCAGCATTTTGATACGGGCTACCGCTTGAGCCGTCACCTGTGGCATCACAACCACTACAGCTCTTATCAACGAAGATATTTGCCACCGATTCAGAATTGGTAATTGTCACCGTGTAAGTCTGCATCGTTTTGGCAGCCGTAAAACCGCTGCTAGGATTGATGAGATTCATTCGAAGCGTACAATCGGCACTCACGTCCAGGGCGACAATGCCGCTAATACCTTGAACGGTTCCGTCAACATTATCGGCCCAGTTAGCGGTTTTATCTGAGAACGCCGTGTAGTCGGTGCCTGAAACACAGTCACCAGCTCCCGAGGCATCGGATATATCCACACTGACCGCAGTATCATTGCCGGCGCCAGGAACACGTTCTACCGCACCACGCTGCACCGTTGTTGATTCGGGAATGTCCGCGCCCGTGGACACAAGGAAGCGATATTCGCCTTTATCAGTCGGCGCAGGAGCTACGATAGGGAATGCTTGATATGACGACGAACAAATAGAAATGGCATAGGTCGGAAAGTCTTCGTTGCCGTCTGTGGTTGCTCCGTCTAGTACATGCGCGCCGGCAGCCTTGATAGCTGAATAGCCAGTAGCGGACCCGCCAAAGTCTGTGAATATAGCCTTCGAATAACCATTATCTTTGTAGTCCTTGGTATCTACCCACGCCGGCACACCACCAACTAGCGAATCGGACATCCAAACCGTAACTTGTGCCTCACGCGAAAGCGTGAAGGAAACTAAGCCCGTCGCTGTCGAGCCGCGATCACTAAAATTAGTGCGAATTGATTGACAATGGTTGAACTCATCAGGAAGTGAATTTTCGTACCAAGTATTTATACGGTCAGCAAAGATTTTATTCTGGCCAACCGGCTCGAATGCCTTGACATGACTATCCGTAAAGCGACCAAGCTCACCCCCAGTGATGGAGGTAATAAGCAGCGGTTCTTCAGGCGTGAGTTGTGCTTGTACATTCAGAGAACAGACAAAGATAAGTGCAATGACGGCAAGCAGTCGTTTCATATCAAAGAATCCGGCACCCGCGCCCAGTCGATAAAGGCCATTTTTTGACACGGATTTCCGAGTGCGAATGCCGGAAATTAGCGAAGTGCGGAATCGGAGTCGCCGCCACCTTGATTGAAATTGAGGAATCCACTTTGCCAGGCCCATGTTTGCGACCGTTGAACAGCTAGTTCCCACCATTCAGCGTCTCGTCGGCCTTCTCCGTCGCTGTAGTAGTGGTCGCAAGTATAGCAAAGGAAAGCACCAGATAAAGACAGAGATTTGATGCCGCGACCGAATAGCAGCCCCCAACCGTTCAGGTTTCTATGCGCCAGGCGAATGCTGCCATCGCTCGGTGAGCGACAGCCACAGCAAAAGGGGATGATGGCGGCTAGTGCCGGATATTTTCTAGTTGGCGCAGTGTCGGCCATGACAGCAATTTTTGGATTTGTTTATCATCCAGCGGCGGCCGGTCGTCCTGAATCGCCTTGTAATCGTATTCGCCCCGCGAGGCGCGCAGAATAGTCCAGACTGCATATTTTCGGTAGCTCAAGGATACCGAATTGATAGACTCGCCCAACGCGACCCGGCGCTTGATATCAATAATTTCGCCAGTCGTTAAAGTAACAAATTTCCAAGGTTTTCTCGGCATAAATTAGTCGGTGGTCGATTCAATTTGCCGAATGGATAACGCGTCGGAATCGGAACGGCGTTGCATCAAATCTATTAGGACGCCACCGCTCGCCCCGGAAAGTATCTCCGATCCCAAGTCATAAATTATTCATAACCGGCCGCAGATATTTCATCACAGCCCATTTTCTACCGTTCCTCGCTTTTCCACGTAGCCATTCCCGATTAATAGTCCATCCGTCTTTTTCCAGTTCACCAATTCTCGAACTTAACTCGCAGATGCCGAGTTTATCAAATGCCTCCATGCGCGTAATCGAGCCGTGCATAAGCAGGTAATATAAAATATCCTTTTTCTGCGTTGTCTTTTCAATTTTCAATGCAAGTTGGATCATGCTATGAACCCCTTTTCTTCTGCCAACCAGGCGGGCAATTCAATCTCAACAAGTTTCCCGATCTCGAAATCAATGTCAGCGTCTATGATCTGGCTTTTTGGTATCCATGTCGTTACGTCTGCATCGTGAACGAGTACAGCCTTTTCCGTTTCTTTCCGAACTTCAACGGTGAGCCAGTAAGTATCTTTACTCATACCATGTCATCAATAAAATCGATGGCCTTACCTTGCCGTCGGGTCATGTATGCGGATTCTGCGTGATGCTTGGCATCATAAGTCAAATGACAACGCTGACACCAGTGGCGCAAGTTTTCGAGTTCACAATTTTCTGGAATATGATTACGATGTCCAGTCGTAAGAACAACTCTCGAACTAGTAACAGGATGTGGTTGTCCATTGGAAGCACGACAGTCTGGATATGCTGGTGATCCTTCACAGCAATTTCCGCTACGCTCTCTAACTTGTTCAACGATTTGTTTCCAATTATCTGGGTATCGTTTCTGGTTTTCTTTTTTAATTGGCATTCGGATCGACGATCTCAGATTCGAAGTGTGATTTGTGGATATCTTCAAAACATGGCCCGAAAGTAAGTTCTCGAATTGCGGCTCTGTAATCGTGCACGCATCCATCGTTTATTTCATCTATATTATCGAACTTCACGCTCATTCCAGTATAAAAATCGTCAATATCTGAAGCGCTGTCTTGAAGATAAACTATATTATTAAAGGCCCAATGTTCGACAAATCCAGTATAGACTGGCTGATCTTTGACATAAATTTCTACTGTTATTTCTAAAGTAAGTTCTATTCTGTCGATAGCATCCTCGTCAAATGCCTCTGAAGTTATTGCGTCATAAGGATCTTGCTGACAACCAGTCAATAGAAACAATATGATTAGATATCTATTCATGTTTTATCTCCTTTCACTAAATCCTCGGCGCTGGTGGCAATCGCAAACGCCATGCGTGTTCGCTATAGTTCACTTTTCAAAATCTCCAAATACCTTCCATCCATAAAACCCAAGCCACAACGATGGCAACAACGGAAAGATCAACGGTCCACCTAATAATATATTTACGCCGGGCCGCTTTCCTTTTTACATCTTCAGGTGGAATTAAGTCATCGTTCATTATGTCAATACTCTCCTCTTTGTTTATAATAAATTATCTAATCGACGACGCAAAGCTTCCCGCATAGTTTCCATTATTTTTAATAGCATCTTTTTTTCTAACGGGAAATCAATACTAATAGCTTCTCCGTATTCAATATCGTGAAATCTACACCTAGCGCGTAATTCGATGTCATCACTAATTTCAGCAAGATCAAAAAAAATATATGGCCGTCTCTCATTATTCTTGCTCATATCAATACTCGCGCTTTGAGCGACAGGCCCAATGCCTGGTCGAGTCGGTCGAGAAACATTTCTGTAATCGTCACGTAGCATTCTCCTATTGGAGTTTCCGCTTCCAGTTCTTCGTCCATAGCAACGCTTGTTTCTCGCAGAACTTCGCTCTTGATTTGTACTGCCTTTTTGAAATCGTCCAGGCCACCCGCAGTTCGCATATATTTGAGCAACATTCGATTCAGACACGCTTCCCACGGAGTCAAATCTGGCCCGGTATCGATTGGCTGATAGTTCGGCGTAGGTCGGTATTGTTTATCCGGTTCGGTTTCCTTTTCCCACCCTTCATCTTCCCATCGGCGCTGATTCAGCCACGTTGCCGGATACGGAATTTTGGTTTTGTCTTTCGCCCACCATTTGAGCCGCGTTCGCTTTTCGATATCTTGGCGAATCTGCAACGGCAAAAACGCATCGCCTTCGGCTATTCTCTGCCATGCGCGACTAGCAGCGGGCTTGGCTATTTTTCGTGGATAACCTTGCCAAAATTCTTCGAATGACTTGCTATATTCCATAACACAACTCCGCGATTTTCAGACAATTCGCAAATCTCGCTGGTGGCCTTTCGCATAACGAGGCTATCGACGTTGCGCCAGTACGCTTGTCGGGGATAGAGCGGCTGCGTTTGCCGACTCCGGGGTTTTCTTTTCCCCGGCTCAGTCCCGGCCTAGTCCGTAGCTCGCCGGACATTTTGCGAGATTGGAATATGTTGTGTTTGGGGGTTTGCAGAAGCGCAAGATGTGGTATATTTGCGTTACTGGAACCCCGAGCATGACACTCAACTCCAGTCAAGGCCCGAATTCCACTCCAGCGGAGTTCGGGCTTTGCTTTATCTGACAGTACGCTCATATTATATATTGTTCAAGATTGATCAGCTATCCAATTTCCGAGAAGTTATGCGGCTGATTTCCCCAATGGCGCGTTTTACAAAGACGACATAATGGCGCAACCATGCTCTTTTTCTTAGCATCGGTTTTCGTCCAGCGTTTTTGTTTTCGCTTACTCATTACTTTGTGGCCCGACAAAAAAGATCGGCGGCCGTGGAATTTTCTGACTAATCGGCCTCCACAAATGTAAGCAATGTTCGTGAAAATTCACATGGTCGGGTGCCGGTACGTGTAATTGCATTACAGTATCTTCGTCGCTCCAACAATTTGCTTTTGCAAAACACATATCTTGATAACTTGGGTCGCGTGATCGACGCGATAGACTTACGTGTTCCCACCCTCCACCGTTCGACATAATCAAAGTCAGGCCATTGGGCTTGATTATGAAAGAGCCGTTTTGTTCGTCGCCTAATTCCCCATGCAGCGGCACTCGCCAGCGTTCAAGATATTCAGCAGCACGGAATGTCATTTCTTTTCCGGTCGATCTTTTGGATGATCGTAAATATCGCCGCGAGCGTAGCCACAAATGACACGACGAAACACGGTATACCAATATAAAGCCCGAACTGCGTTGCCGTAATATGCAAGACCACCACCGAGGGAATAAGCAATCCAACTAAGCCGCACATCCCAAGTAGCAAAAATATGAAAGTCTTGAAAAACTCCGTCATTTTGTTTTCTTTTCCTCCGCAACTATCGCTTTTTGTGCAATGTCGATATAAGTCTGCGCCAAATTTCCAGAAACTCCACCAGCAATAAATCGCAATGTCGATCTATGCCGACGCAGCTCGCCGCGTAATTCTCGCTTGCTCATTATCTCAAGGCGCTTCATTTGTCTGGAATTCGAGCTACCCTGGCATGGTAACGATCTTCGCATAGATGACAAAGATTCGTGTATTTTCCGTCAATAAAAATACGCCGAATAGTGTTTCCGAGTTGGCCGAGCTTCCTACACCAACTGCACTTACTTTGCATTGCGCCGCTCATATCTTGTAAATATCAAATCGTCTGACCAAATTCGCAATTCTTTAACTACATCAACTCGACGAATATCATGCAACCATTCATGTAATTTTCCTGTTGGGTCTTTTGATAATCTATTGAGCAAAATTCGTTCTACTCGTCTTGCTGAATAACAAGGTGTTGCAATTGCATACGATAATATAGTGCTATTGAAAAGACGTTTTGCATCACTTCTCAAGCCATAAAATCGTCTGAATAAATTTTCGGTAACGCCAATTTTCACGATACCATTTGCCAAAAATGCCGCATAACAACATTGGATATGCATAGGTATTTTGTCGGCATTTGTATAAGGCATTTCTTCAATCCGCCCAGATTTTTTCCCGTTTGGCTTTTCGGCAAATCATCTTGGCCAATACCTCAGACATGCTAACCCTTTGATATTCCGACAGTTTTCTCAATGCTGCTAATTCTTGCTCGGTCAATCGCAGGTTAAATCGTTGATTTTTGACTTCCATAATCGGCGATAATACATACAAATGTACGTACTTTCAAGCACAATAATGCTTGACATATGTACGTACATCTATAGAATGAGCTTATGAACTGCAGCCATACCATTCTTGAGGTGACACCATGACAACAGTAAGACGCACAGAACTAGCAGAAGTTAACATCAGCGTCGTTGAAGAAACGCTAACGGATGATTCGCATGTTTATAATGTGCAGATCGCCTGCATTGATAGCCCTGTCATCGAGCTTGCCTGTGTATCTGATAAATATGCAGACGCCCTCTTTGAGCAATTAGAGCAATGTGTTGATATTAGAGAACTCTAAGTAGCCAGCAAGTAACCTAATGGAGACGAATTGTGAATTGCCACGACATTGAAAATCACATGGTAAGTTCCGGCGCAGACGATGGCGCTGTCGAACAGCATCATTGTCCGATTCACGAGATCGACTATTTTGAATCCTGCGAACACTGCGACGACTTCGACCGGGAATACCGGGAAGAACTAGCGCGGGAAGTGGCCGACGAATTGACAGACGTACTCTTTGATATTGCGAGGCCGGAATGAGTATCCACAAATCAATCACGATAGATCGAGTAATCGCTGCGGTCGAGGCAGAAACTTTCGGACTTGAAAATCCTGGGTTCTGTCTCGCTTGCGGTGAAGACGCCTTTGGGTGTGAACCTGATGCCCGGAATTACACTTGCGAGTTGTGTGACGAGAAATAAGTGTTCGGTGCTGAAGAAGTTCTGATCGAGAATTTCGCATGACTACCGCAAAACGAATTTCAAAGACCGACTTCCGCGAGGAAGAAAGGAGGGTAAAACGGCTCGTTAAAGAAGGGTGGACAATGGATGGTCCACCTAATCGGAACCTCAAAAGCTGGCGACGGGGATGGAGACTCGTCGGCCAGCGTCCATTATCTATAAGGAAAGGATAAACGTAATGAAGCTAATCACGAAGGACATTGCCGAAAAACTAGCCGCTGCCGATTCTGTCTTTTTGGCAAGCGCAGATGGCAAGACATCCGACAATATCATCATCAAATTGTTTACCCCTTGGGCTAATGGCACTTGGTTCATTGTCAGCGGTACGCCGCTTGATGATATAAACGGCGAACCCACAACGCTAGAAAATGCCAAAGACTGGCACTTATTTGGCTTCTGTGATCTAGGCGATCCAATCATGGCTGAACTTGGATATGTACTATTAAGTGAGTTGCAATCTATCAAAGGCTTTGCTGGATTAAAAATCGAACGCGACCTACATTATGACGATCATAAGCTCTCCGAAGTCATGGCGGCCGCGCCTTATCGTCGAACCGCTTGAGTGTAAACATGATGCGTCGTGACAGGGCGCATCCTGAGATACACATAACGTAGGAGTATGAAAATGGCAGAACCGAATAAAGAAGTTGTAACAATCACGCCCGATCCGTTTGTCGATATGGTCGAACGACTCGCTACCAACGAGGCAGTTGATCCCGACAAGATGCAAAAGCTGGTCGATTTGCAAATGCAAATCATGGATCGGAACGCTCGGGATGCTTTCTATAACGCGATGAATCTCGTACAGGCAGGATTGCCGACCGTCGCCAAGGATGCGCTAAATAAACAGACGAGCAGCATGTACGCTAAGCTAGAAACAGTCGCTCGGGCGATTAAGCCTGTCTATACAAGTGAAGGCTTTTCAGCGTCGTTTTGGGAGGGAAAAACAGAGAAGGAAGACTATATAAGGATCGAGGGCGTTTTGCGCCACAGGGAAGGTCACAGTGAGCCGTACAGCCTGGAATTGCCCCTAGATATGGCTGGAATTAAGGGAAACGTGAACAAAACCCGGATTCACGCCTCGGGCAGCACTTTCACTTATGGCCGCCGCTATCTGACCTGCATGATGTTCGATGTTGCGACAGGTGACGATAACGATGCTCAGCAGCCAGTCGAGACAATCAGCGAGGATCAGGCTAACGATCTTACCGCGCTGATTAACGAAATTGGCCTGACGCCGACTCGTAAAAAGGCGTTTTTCAAATGGGCAAAAATCGAAACTGTCGAGCAAATGCCGCTCGCTGACTTTGATTTTGCCTGTAAGTATCTCAGGAAAATTGGCGAGGAAGAATGATCGTTCACGACGTTGAGCAATATTCTCCTGAGTGGTGGGAACTCCGTCGCGGAGTTCCTACCAGTTCCCAATTCACGAAAATAATCACGCCGAAAACCGTCAAGCTGTCGACGCAATCAATCGACTACCGAAACAAGCTGATTGCCGAGCCGATTACGCACGAGGAAGAAGATACATTTGAGCCGACGCTTTGGATGCAGCGCGGCCACGAATTACAGTCGGAGGCGCTGGACTTACTAGCGTTTCTGCATGATATCGAAATCGACCCGATTGGGTTTATTACTAATGACGCCGGAACGCTCGGCTGTAGTCCTGATGCCGGACATAAATTAAATGGACGTTCGGCAGCACATAAGAAATTCGGTATCGAGGTCAAATGCCCGAAAGGATCAACACAAGTCGGCTACTTGCTAGACGGTAAGTTGCCGGATTTTTATAAACCACAAGTACACGGTTCGCTCTATATTACCGGACTGCCGAAATGGTTGTTAATGTCATATCATCCACGCTTCCAACCGCTAATAGTCGAAATCAAGCCCGATGAATACACAACGCAAATCGGTCAGGCGATCGAACAATTTGCGAAACAATTAGCCGATGCCAGAATGAAGATAGCAGAATGACTTCCCGCGTTATCAAAACTGGTGCAGACCGGGACGATTTCATCGCACTATTAAATACTTATAAATTGCCGTGCACCGTGAATCTCACGAAAGGACAAAATCGTTCCATCGAACAAAACCGGCTTCAATGGCTTTGGCTGAATGAAGCCGCAGAACAACTAGGCGAATATAGCGTCGAGGATTATCGCGCCTATTGCAAACTGCACTTTGGCGTTCCGATATTACGCGGCGAGGATGCAGATTTTCGACGCGAGTATGACCGGAAAATTCGCAAGCGCTACACTTACGAAGAAAAATTACAAATGATGATCGGCCCAAAAATAGAGATTCCGGTAACGCGCCTGATGAAAACAGGGCAGAAGAAACGATACTTAGACGACGTTTATATCTATTTCACAACACTTGGCGTAAAACTCACGGAACCGGAGGAACAAAATGCTAAATGACAGTCATATCGAACCATGTACGCAAGCGGAAATGGACAGGCTATTCGATAAACAATTCGTCGCTCGTATGTGGCTGCACAAAAACCCGTTTGCTTTTGCAATGAATATGAAGATACGCCGATATTTTCAAAAGAAAGTGGAGCGAGTCCCACGAAGGCAGTAACCATGATGAATGATAAGACACGACAAGAACTTGCCAAATCTAGGCGTTACGATGCTTTTGGCAAGCCAGATGATAATGCAGAGTTTGTTTTGGTGGATGCTGATTTTATGGAAAAGATGCTGGCTGTCGAACCTACAGAAACAACCACTGAGTTACCCGAGAATCTGACGTTAGAAGGCAATCCCGGTGATTGGAAAGCTAACTACAATATGCGGTGTTGGGTACAAGAGGCACTAGAAGCTAAAGGCGCAGAGATTACTGGCGCAGGATTCGGTGCATGTTTGTCGGATCTCGATATTGAGCTTGAGGGAATGCGGTACAACATCCAAATTCGCTCACGTCCGGCGCGTTTCTCGATAGATCCCGATGACGATGTGTTCTGCTATGAGTGTATTCACGGAATTCCGTGTAAATTACATGACAAGCCGCTTTTTGAGCGTGTCCAACAAAGGCAGTCTCCTGGCTAAGATACTTTCACTTTGCGACTTTACAGGTGTGTGGGGCGGCCAATATGAGGATGATTACGAGGTAATTTATGTCGATTTGCAACGTGACCCGGAGGCAGATATTAGGCTATTTGAGCACACTGATAATGTCCACGGCATCATTTGCCAGCCCCCTTGCGATGCATTTGCTGGAAGCGGGGCCAGGTGGTGGAAATCCAAGGGTAACGCCGCTCTTATCGAAGGGCTGCAACTCGTTGACGCATGTTTACGTATCGTATTTACCCATAGGCCGGAATGGTGGGTGTTGGAGAATCCTGTGGGACGGCTGCGACGTTATTTGGGAGCGCCAGTGGGAACCTTTCAACCCTGTGACTACGGCGATGCATATACGAAAAGAACTTGCCTATGGGGCGAGTTCACCATGCCTCAAAAGAACCCCGTAGAGCCGACTGAGGGATCTAAGATGCACTTGGTAGCTCCAGGGCCGGACAGGAAGAACATTCGATCAGCAACGCCATTGGGCTTTGCTCAGGCATTCAGGATGGCTAATCCATGATGGCTACAGTTCAAACAGGACTCACTCCAAATGAATGAACGATTACCAAAAATTCACTTCGATATTCCGCTTGTATCGGTTGATGACCAATATTGCTTTAAGCACGAAGGGAACTTCTTGAAAACGTACTGCCCATCATGCTTTCGTGACAAGTTGTTGGGTCGTGTCTCGACAGGACACGCCCCACAGGAGAAATAAGATGGAAGCAACATTTAATGAAGGTGACTGGGCGCTGCTTGGCGACAAGCCGGTTCAGATAAAGACAAAGAAAGATAATGGTTCGTACAGTGTTTCGACCGGAACCATTGAAACAAGCGGCAGGCTTGGTGATCGCCTGTATCCGATGACTCTACAAAACAAGTCTGTAGCTGATTCAGCGGCATACACCAAGAGCGAGATGCACAACCTCTGTCGATCAATCAATTGGCCGGATTTGGCCTCATGGTTTGAACAGGGACTTGCGGACGCAGCCGATGACAAGGACAAACAAAAGGAGTTTCTGGATAAGCTGAGAGAAGTGTATCGTGAAATGCAGGACATTCAAGATATGTGGTTCAAGGCATTGCCTGATATTGCAGTCTTTCGGCGCGTGTCTCGCTAGGACTATCTCCAAATGACTGAACTGAAACCATGTCCGTGCGGCTTAATACCGACCAAGCTGCACATTGACCCAACAAGCTCCAAGTGGCAGTACGCCTCTGGAGACTGCTGTAGCGAGTGGAGCGTGGAGTTTCGGACACAATATGAGACAGACCCTGAGAAATTACAGGATATTGCGGCAATATATTGGAACCGCGCAAACCGAATCTAAGTGATTGATACGACCCCAGAAAATGCTCAAATATCATGCGTAAGTTATTGAAAAATAAGATATGTTATACTAATTCCTTGTTAATCAAGGGGTTAACGAAATGGAGATAGTAGCAGCATTTCCTTGGCACAAGACAAGATGCCAGAAGGGGCATCCGTACCACTCAGAGTATCGAGAGAAGGACGCCATGCGTTGTGAGGCTGATTGCGAGTGTGGAACGAAAGACCGTCACACTCATTGCAATCTCTGTGGTCAATTAATCAGCATTGGCGATTGGGATGGCGGCGTTCATGTTGGAACGATCCGCGTGCAGGAGAATAAATGAACGAGCAAGTTGAAATGCTTGAATTACTACGAGCAGAGCGAGATCGGTTAGCTGATGTAGCTCAGGCAGCGCAAGCATTAGTTGATAGCGCACATCACCCAGCTACACACGCATGGAAAGAAGTTGGACTGCTGCATGCGGCGCTAGCGCGTGTTCTCGATAGACAGTCTCCAAAGGAGTAGAAATGGGATATTCAACAAGTTACGAAGGCGACTTGAAGTTCCGGCGAGAACTAACGGCCTCTGAATTGAGTCACGTCAAGAAATTCCTTGGCGCTGATGTACGGGATCTTGGAGATGATGACGCATATAAGCGTTATGGCGGCTATTGGTATTATGTTGACCTTGAGTTGCTTGATGACTTCAGCGGCCTGCAATGGGACGGGGCGGAAAAGACGGGCGACATGTCGTGCATCGTAAACTACTTGATTGACAAGGTTCGCGAGAAGATACCGGATTTCGCTTTGACAGGCACGATGCGAGCTACTGGCGAAGCCTTTGATGATCGGTGGGTTCTCGAATGGGAAGATGGCAAGGCCGTGCATTCGGACATGGTGCTGACTGGAAAGGTAATTGAGTGTCCACATTGTGAAGAAAAGTTCCGACTTGAGCCAGATGGCGACTGCTCAGGATAGGCAGGAGCAGAAATGAAAGGGCCTAGATGCGAGGTCTGCAAGAGCCAAGACAATCTCTGCGTTTGTGGGGGTTACGATGAGCCTATGCTGTTGTTTTGTCCGGCCCATTACATCGAACATGTTGACGGCGCTCACGGTGGTTACACAATGCCGGGATGTACTGATTTAGCTACAGCAAAACACCTTGCTACAGTCCAGTCTGAACGGGAGCGAAAATGAACACAGGCAGTTTTTGTCAAGAGCTATTTGGTAGCCCTGACCCGATCCTTATGTGGCTGATGCTTGGCGTCATTATTTTAAATATTGCTTTTGCAATTTCTTATGGCGTTGCCACAAATGACTCTGCCCAGACAAGGCAGTCTCCAGATGAGTGAGGTTCGAGAACAAATTGACCAGCTAAATGCGTGTGCTCAATGGATCGAAACACGTAGATCGCGTGACATTGATAGAGACATGGCAGAGGTTATGCGGAATAGCGCCGAATCCCTTGACTCAATGCTGGCTGTGATTGAGGCAGCAAAGGGTCTAATAGGTAGCTCAGTACAGGAACGAAGCACTGTCAGTTCGGTGCTGGCCTATCCGAAGTGGCGAGTTCATAAGCTGAACACGGCGTTGGGTGCTGTCTTAGAGGAACAGACTTGTGAAAAATAAGACCTTCTACAAAATGATGTGTTTTTTGTGGTTCTTGGCCGGATTTGCCTTTGGAACGGTTACTTGGTATGCCATTTTGGTAACTACTGAGATATTGATTTAGAGGGAACATCTCAAAATGAGTAAATGTGACCACGATCCGCGCTTTAGTGGCGTATTTGATCTGCCCAAAAGTGACGGTGGTTGTCTTGCTTGCGCCCTTGAGCGCGAGTCTTGTGAAGTCACAATTCTTCAGCGTCGCCTTGATCTAGCTTTTGACATGATGAAAGACCACGGAATCGACAATGCTGCCGTTATGGCAAAGATTCAGGACGTTATCGACTCTGTCTCGGAAGGACAACGGAAATGCCCGAAGTGCGGCGACGAATATTCAGGCGCTTTCTGTCCATGCAGCTACGAGGTACAGGACGATGAGCGAGTCTAACCAAGACAGGATCATATTAGCAGAGGCGATGGGCGGGCCAATATGGGAAGCATATATAAAGCCCGTCGAACATCCAGAATGCGTTGATCTGCCAGATCCCTTCACAGACGCCAATGATGACTATGCGGTGTTGGAGTGGGTGCGGCAAAAGAAAGAAGATTTATCCAATCCGGGTTGGGCTGGATCATTTGGAAGGTTTGCCAAGGCGCTCAAAGCGTCATGTTGGTATGAAGTTGGAGACTATGCTAGAGCAGCATTGAAGGTAATTGAGCGTGTCTGATCAAAACAAAACGGAGCGAATGTAAGATGGACCCAATCTTAGATTATGTACTGATGGGGGTATTGATATGGATTGCTCTCATGGCCGGTGCAATTATTGTGGGGGTTGGCCTAGCTCGGCTTGTATTTTATTTGGATGAAGACCCTGATTGATATGAATTCTAGCCGGAAAGCTAACAACGGGAACACTCGCAGGCGCAAATCTCAACAGCCGACCGGTCCATTTATCTGTCCGTTCAAGGCGCACAAACTTGTCCTTAGTTTGGCTGGTTTAGGTTGCCGCGAATGTAACTGGCAAGCACCGATTAGGCACCTCCGATAACCTCGCAGCCCTCGGTGCGATGGCAGAGAATAGCGGCATCACATTGTTCAATATCGCTTTGTATTTTATCTATATCCTCGGCCGCATGATTATCCTCTGGATTGCGCCGCAAGTCCCGTTTGACTTCACGTAGTTCAGTTTCCAAGGCTGCTTTGCGAATATACAATATCTGGATAGCGGTACTAATTTGGTAGTTATCGATTTTCTTTACGACGAATTCCAGGTCCGAAGCAAACAACGGGCGCCCGATACCCAAGGCCGTCCAGACAATCCCAATTAGAATACAAATAGAACCCACACTGGCGCTCACCATCGTATTTTTACTGATTTCATGACCGGCAATGTTAGTCATGTCAAATCCATTCAATTATCACGATAACAAAAAACGAAATAACTGCCGCAACAGCAATCAAATACAGAACAGGTATCGGTCTATAATTATCCTTCTTCACCAACCGCTTTAGCGATTCAGAAATTCATCGACTTCTACATCGATGCGATCAGTAATGTCGTCCCAACTGGCTTCCGTACCGGCCTTAAATGCTTCCGCGACAGTTTTCATGTGCGCGTCCACATTCATCCCGGCTTCAATACCAGTAGCCAATTTATTTAGTGCTGATGCTGCGGAATCTTGTCCCTGGAGACCGAATAACATTGCCAAACCACGTAAGGTAATGACTCCATAAAGTTTTAAGTCGTCCACGTTCTACTCCTTATTGGAAAGCAAATACCATAGTTTCGACGCCGAATGTTTCTTGAAGCCAAATCTCGCCGGTCAGATTCGAACCTTTAACTGCATTGATTAGCCTTGATACCGCAATCGCGGCATTCGTAATCGCTGTCTTGAGTTCAGCTTCCGTTTCAGCAGATCGCAATGCCTTATACGCTTTAGCGGCTTCCGCAAGTTCCGAAATAACGGGTTGCGTCGCTCGGACTACATCCTGCGCCTTCGCTAAAGAGTTACCGTAGAGTACACCGTCACTGGATAAACGATTCGCTTCCTTAATAAGAGCGTAGTAATGCTCGCCTACGACCTTAGCTATTTCCTCAACGCCCTCGGCAGCTCGATAGGCTTCTCGCGTACCACTACAGGCCGCGAACACGCTCAACAGGCATAGAATAATGACAGGCCATAGAACAACAATTTGAGATAATCGTTTCATGACTAGAATACCCCCGGATTTTCAGGCGTTTTAGACCATCTTGCAACGACGACTGCGATCACACCTGTAATCGCCGCTTCAAGTCCTACTGGTGCTGCAGCCATGAGGTCTGGTGAGAAATAACCCAGAAGCCACATAAGAATGGTTGCTAGTCCTGCAGCGATACCGACATTTGTAGAAGTCCGCATAATCTTACTCCCTCACTAAACGGCGTATGCCGAGAATTCGTTTTGAATCATAGCGCGATACCTTTACAGTGTCGCCCTGATTTCCGCCTAAAAGTTCTATTCCGCCCGCTTGATAGCCAGCATACAATCCAACGTGACCCGGAGCCGCGATTATGTCTGGTCCCGGTTGTGGCTCTTTTCCTCGTCGCAAAATGACGACATCAAAACCGGGCATTGCTTCGTCCGGATGAATCGCATAGCCGACATTTAACCATGATCGTGCGCGCAAATTCTTCGATCTTGGTAGCCGCAATAGCCAGCATACATAGTTCAAAAACGCCGAACACCACGGCACAGAATCGTCCTCGGGCCATTTACCATCGAGCTTGAGCATAGCAAGAATCATCGGATTGGATTCCATTCCAGGCACTTCCTTAATACCGATGAATCGTTGCGCGATATCAAAAGCTGTAATTTGCATCATGTATCCGTTATTAACACAGTCCAATTTGACAATTATTTATTACTAAATCTGCAAAATAAATGGTTGAACCGATTTGGAAATAAGGTCGCCACTTAGAAGGCAATGTTCTTGAAATAATGTAATAACTGACAATCAGGGTTCCAAAATAGAGATATGTTTCAGCCTGTTCTGGTTGTTCTCCTAATATGTATTCCGCCAAAAAACCAGTTTCACGCAATTCTGGATGATCCTTTATCCTCGCTGTCGTGATGGCATCTGCTATCATTGTTACTGCTAAACCTGCTTGCAAAATAGAATCTCGGCGACTCCAATCTGTTGCGCAAGCCGAACAAAAAAGAAAAATTACAATGAAGGTCAATCTAATTGTGTTACCTCCATCCATGAATTTATAAACAGGGTGGTATTATTGGCGCTCGATGTGTTTTGCGCCCATTGAAAATCCAATGTTCCTCCAGTCGTCACATCAGCCCTGAAACTTCCCTCTATAAGTAAACCAACATCGTCGGTATCGGTCATGGTAGTAATGGCAACTGCCGTTGTCAAAGAGTTCAAGAAATCATTGTCCTGAACTTTGCTTTCATCGGTTGCCCAATAAATCATTGTGGAGCTGGTTGGCGTATTCGTAAATTGAAAGGTAAATTTGAAATCGCCTACATTTTGTGTATATTTCAAATAACACTTAACCGAATACCGCTTGCCGGTTTCGAGAACAAAACCAAATAAATCAGGATCATCGCTTAGCGATGTAGTCGAGCTTTTTGATAAAGTTGTAGCTTTGACCTTATAAACTTTCTTTCCTGCGAACGCCGTACCACCAATCTGTATATCCGTGCCAGCATCATCAGTAAACCAAAGTTCATTTGGTGTGACGGTCTTAACCCATAGCTGTCCATAAGTAGCCGTATCAGTACCAGCAGCAGCTTGTTCCAGGATTTTTATCGGATTGCTTAACCGTACCTCTGTGACTGCCGTGCCAGTTCCACGAATTGCAGTCATCCAATCTTCGCCACCACCTCCTGCGTCGGTTCTTGTTGTGAAGCGCATGTCGCCACCAAACGAATCTATGCGCCATACTTTCTCGTCTACAGGCTCATCGGTTTCTTTCAAGTCTAAAAACGGAGCTGTACCTTCTATTACTACTTGAGCTGTCACGACAGGGTAATTATCAACAGTATCAATCGCAGCAATCGGTGGATCAGAATCTGCTGCTGTCGTGATAACGACCTTATAATCGCCAAGACCCGGATCAAGAAAAATTGCAGCGAATTTACCATCAGCATCGGCAACTACCGGGTTTGTATGTGGCGTCGCTAATGCAGCTGTCGTATAAGTATTCTGCTTTGTCGTGGTGCCAGCGGTATAGAAAAATATCTTGCCGCCAGCAATAACCGCTCCGGAACCGAACGGTGTTTGTTTTGGCGTATTAAATAAAAGACCATTATTAACGGCATAGGTAATAGGAGCAAGCGCCAGGAATAATGCAGCAAATAATATTCGGAACTTCATTTGTTTTCTCCAATTAGCCACGCAATGAAACCAAATCTCGCAATCTCACCAGCAGAATTCTCATCAGCGAATTTCAGCCACTTTTGAAATCTCGGGCTTTTCGTCACAATATCGTTCGCCAGTTCTGTTTTACCGGTTCCAGACAAACGAATCGCTCTTGCAAATACTGGCGAAGCTAAAAATTCATCGGCGGCGATAATTGCTGGCGTCGATTTCTTGGCAATATTAACCGCTAAGACTACGCTAGAACCGACCAGTGGAAGACCGGCTACCGTTGTCGCGGTTTCTGCCACTGCCGCCTTTCTACCGACATTGTAGATTTTATCCATTAAGCCACCATCGTCAAGAGCTTGCAGTATCGCTCGTGCCGTTCGGGAGTTATTTTCCAGTGCCTTAGCTCGGAATAATCCAGTTGCTACTTTTCCGATTAAATCAAACCGGCGCTTTGCGCCTTTCGGTAAATAACTAAATAACAAATTTTTCGCTACCGAATTTCTATTCAGTGATTCGAATGCTTTGACGAAACCACTACCGACACCACTACCAGTCCGCGATCCTGATGCGAAAATATCCGATAACATACTGGCCGCAACTTCCGGCCGTAAGCCCTCCGGTAAAGAGTCCATGATGGTTTTGAATTTTGAAGTATCGCCTTTTGTCAATGTTGTTGCCGCAGCGCGCAATTTCGGCACAATCGAACTGTTCAAATCACGACCGAGAATAACCTGTGCTTCGCCTTCGAGGATTTTTCGTTTGTTGACCAAACCACGCGCCCGCGCATAATCGCCACCGACGGTAAAGAAATTAGCGACCGCTTGTTGTTCTTCGCTGAGTGCGGCATAAACCCGCTTGAGATTAGCAACACGATCATCTTTGAACGGGCCGCTGCGTCGATTGAATCCTTCGCCAACGTCTTTTCGCACTCGATCCAATGCCGCATAAGTCGGTTGCCGATCAACTAATTTGCCGCCTTCTCCCTTAGTGCGTGTCAGTGTCAGCAACTTGCGTTCGGCAGCACTCAATAACGATATATCGCCGCCCAGTTCTTCCAGGACATTATCGAGATACGCCTTAACGCCATTTTCTGTTTGCGTCAGATCAATACGATGCGTTTTCGGAATCGTATCGTCCACTATCTTATAAGCGACTTTCGCTGACACTTCCATGTCATCGATAGTGCTTAGAAAATCATTTCGAATCGTGTCGTCCAACAAGCTCTTATCCGTGGTGCCACCAAAATCACGGATCATTTCATCGGCCCGCTCATTAACTTTTGCGATCGCGGCCTGTTCTTTAACGGCAATCTTTGAGCCGGGTTGCGATTTGACCGCTTGTTCCAACTCCTGAAATGCTCGGTTGGTGCTGGTCGCACTGGCCGGCAGTTCAATACCGAGTTCGTCCGCTGCTGCGACAATTTCAGGATTAGGGCGGACTTCCTCGGCCACGGTCGTAGTTTTGGTACGGCGAACATCCTTGCCAATCGCCGCTGCTTGCTCGATTTCGCTTGGCGGCGTCACATCGACCGGCTCATCAAGTCGCGGTCGCCCGACCGATATCTCCGGCTCTCGGCCAACCAGCGGGCGTGGAACAGATCCCGTCTGAATATCGAGTGTTCCACGTGGAACAGGCTCTGGAACGGCTTTAACTGCCCTACCTACGCCCTTTGTACCCGCTAGTATCCCAATCGCTTCGGGTGCCGTTCTTGCCGCTGTAGCGATACCGGGGCTGCCTGTGGCTTCAAAAAGCGCATCGGCCAGTACTGAGCCAACCCCTTCTTCTTGGACGCGCCCTACGGCCTCTGCCGCTTTTTCTGATCCGCCTGGTAGATTGAATATTCCGGCTATTCCGGCGAACGGCTTGCGTACTGCGCCAGTCACAACTTCAGCCAATTTGCCGAGTCCGCGTACCGCTACTTCTCCCGCTTGAGTGCTTGGCTCGAATTGGATTTTCTCACGAGTTTTCTCGCCGACTTCAACGCCTTCGGCAATATCACTACGAGCAGCGGCGACCGTTCCTGTCGCTAAACCTGCCGAAATCTCAGCCGCTATTCCCTGACCAATCGCTCGTATCGCGTTGACCAGCACTTTACCGCCGAAGGTGCGCCCGCTTATTTCCTCTTGTTCTTCGTCGAATTGATCGAACGGATTTAGATTCGTTACTGCCTCATCATCGAACTGATCAAATGCATTTGCGTCGGCCATTATCGTGAAATATCGCTTGGCACAGCCGCTTCGCCATATTTATCAATGAACTGAGGCAGCAAGTGCGGATTCTGTTGCAAATGTTCTATCGCTCTCGCGCTTGGCGTTATTTTAACTACTGGTTGGTCTTCACGCTCTCTAAATACTGTGACAACATTCTCCGGCCGAACGCCCGCATCTCTGGCAATCTTCTCGTAAGCAGTCGCGGTCTGTCCCGACGATGTACGCTGTGCGTCGAACAAACGATTCGAACGGTCAAGGAAATCATTCCGTTGGTCTTCTTCCATGCGTTCGCCGCGAGCGATGTTGTTATAGAAAGCGACGATTCGATCCGGCACACCGGCAGCATTTTGTGCCGTGGCGAACTCGCCTTCACGAACCGTAGAACCTGGGTCCAACATTTTCATGTAGTTGAAGATTAACGCCAAGTCACCTGCTGCACTCGGGTCTTTTGCAGAAGCACGAACACGACCAAACGAATCGGCAACCAGATTAAAGTCTTTGATCAGTGTATTGAATTCTTTGCGCAATCCTGCTTCGGTCTTTAGACGTTTCTCGGTTTCTTTGTCGATACGCTCAGAAGGATCGAAATTGCTGAAAATTACATTTCCCTGATCGTCGATGATAGTTTCGTCCTTACCTACCGTAGTAAGACGTTCGCTACGTGGCGATTCACCAAGCGCAAGTTTTGCTTGCTGATTGATCAATTTGACTTCTTCAAGGTCTAAGCCGTCTGAGAAATCTACACCTTGCGCAACGATGCCGCGCTCCTGTGCCATAGGCAGAAATTGCTGCGCCAGTGCGGGTCCATTGTCACCAGCGGCAATAATTTGATCGGTCGCGCCGATGAGAAATTTGGTATTGCTCAACTGCTGTTGGGCATTAAATGTTTGTTCTTCGCGTTTTAAGCCGCGTTCAGTGAGTCGTCGGCTAAGTTTTGATGATTCAATGTTTTCTTCAAGCGCTGCACCACGCAATAAATCAAGATTCGATCTTGACCTTTTATTGTTTATTATCTCGGCGTTGTTGAGTACATCGGCGAGACTGAAAGTTTCAAAAGCCATAATTATTCCTATCCAATCCTAAAACCGCCACCAGTAGAAATTGGTCCTATACCACCTCTCTGCGTTGGAGTATTAATCGGACTTGTTACTGGCGCACCGGCCGGATTCAGTTGTTGCAATAATAAGAAATTCGAAAGGCCGCCCTGGAACGCATTATTTAATCCAGCGAATGCAGACGCTCGGGCATTACCACCAGCGATTTCAGCTCTGCCAACTTGTCCGGCTGATACCGCGCCTGCTGCGGCTGATTGCGCTGCACCCTTTTGACCAATACCAGCAAGACTTGCCAAACGATCAAAGAACGACCCAAACTCCTGCGCCGCCAGGCCGGAAGCAAAACGAATCGATTCTTTAACTCCTTGGCCAGATAAGGCTTTACCACGCGCCACTAGTGAACGATTAACTGCTTCTTCGCCTTGTTCTTTACGGAATTGAAATCCCGGCGATTCCTCGAAGAACGAAAAATCTCCTGCACCACCCGGATCATCGCCACGACTAAGACCAAAGAGCGACCGTAATCGTGCTAGTGCAGATTGACCGGTTTCAATAAATGGCAGTTGATCTTCGCGCTGGATATCGAACTGTCGTCTACTTTCTTCTGTGGCACGATCAGCACCTCCGGCCGCTTGGCGACTAGCAGCAATCGACGCGCCTCCGCCAATGAGTGCGCCGCCAATAATTGCCGTTGCTGCTGAGATTGCCATTACAAATCCTTAACGAATGACCGTTCTTGCGGTTTGTAGCCTCGCTTGAGATATATCTTTTCTAAAACGTCCGGCGTCAATTTTTCAAGCGTTAGCATGATCATTGATTTCGCGCCTTTTTCCTTGGCTGTATTCTCCATAGCGTTCAACAGGCGAATTGCTGCGGTGCTGTGTCTAGCTGTTTTATCAACCCACCAAAATAACTCCTGTGCTATTAACTCACTTGCGTTCCAGTAATGAGGGAAAACAAGCGCACCGGCACAGCCACAAATAGCACCGTTTTCTGCAACCTTCAAAATACCGCCATTGATTAAATTCTCTACTGATTGATGCAACGTATCGATATCAACATCAGGCAGTCCTGCTGCACCAGCAAAATCGACACCCATACGATGTAATTCAGGAAAATCATCAATCGTTGCGTCGCGGATTTTCATGCCGATAATCCAAGTGCTTCAATAACATTGTCTTTCAAGTCGTTGAATTTTGTTCCTAATGCGTCCAACGCCGCTTCAACTTCGGTATCGTCGAATGTCGCATTCAGTGCATGTGCTGTCACCGCATCAGTGATATTCGTCGGCTGCGCAATAGGCGACTTTCCATAAAACCCAATATTACCATCGAATTTCACCGCAAGAGCAAAAATCCAGGTAACAGCCTGTAATAAAGTAACGACCTGTGCCGCTGTTAGTTCTTCCGGCGATCCTGCCGGTGTGATTTTGCCTAAAATCCTGTCTGCGGTAATACTAGCGACCTTGGCAAGCGTTACGGCTTGAGTTTTCAACTGGGCCGTAGAAACACTGTCATTATCTGCGCTGACTGTCAGTTGCTCGCGCAAGAATCTGTCGAAATCCCGAATCGTTGTAGGGATTTCCCGAATCGGTTGTTTGATGCCTAATGGCATTAGGGTTGTCCAACCTCAATATCCAGATTCGAATACATCAGACTACGGCGCACCGGATCGGAAATCTGATACTCGATGATCCTGTTTCGTGCTTGTCCCATACGCGACCATACTACTCGTTCTTTATATCTGCCAATTTTACCAAGGAACCGCAGGCGTTCGTTTGTCCAAGTATTGCCGTCATCAAAGGACTGTCGCATACCGACTACCGGATTCGATCCCTGACCAGTTGTTAGACCGACACCAGCCTGAAATATCAATTCCAAATCACCGCCAGTAATCACACGATTTTCTGCGTGTACCGGTTGGCAGGTCGATTTCATAATAAGAGGATCGCCCCAATCAGCGAACTTGTTCCCGTCTAATTGACCGAGCTTATTCGTGTTCTGATCAGCAACTAGATATTTATTAAAAGCACTTAAGGCGAAAAGTGGTTTCCAGTACGGAAATCCTTGGCTGATTCGCGTATGCCATAGTTGCGTTGACAAATCTAATACCAGCGTCCATTCATCTGAGCCAATCGCTAAAAGAGAATGACCGCCTTCACTGAACGATGTCATATACAGGCTTTCTTTATTAACTAAATCCTCGATCATCTGCGTTACAGCGGGAGTCGAGACAACGACCGGCGTGTATCCCTCGAAACGCCTGACGGTTGCATCCGTGGCAATACAGAACACCGTATTGTCCGTTTTAGTCAATGCAAATTTACTCATTAAGCCAACTTCGATAAAGCCGGATGCGACGCGATCAATCGGTACAGTTGAAGTGCTGGTCGCCCATATTTCGAATGACTCTGTACCACCGAGAAATAATTCACGCTTTTCAACAATACCGCCAACGATATCGTCTGGAGCTGCCTCAGTTGTTATGAATTGCAGCGCTTGCCAATCCTTCGGGGCTAGAGAATCACTTAAATAAACTTGACCATTAATGCCAATGACGAAACGGGTATCCAGATAATCGACCCAATCTGCACCGGGAAAATCGGCATCGGTGATTTGTGCGACAGTTGTTCCGTCCCATACAAAACCGTCCTGTTCGGTTACGACCATGACATTGGTACCGTCTCCGGCCAGGCTAACCCGATCCGAGTTCGGGATAGTGCCTAGTAAGGTCGCCGCACCAGCCGAATTTATCGAATGGAGTTCGTTTCCAGATACTACATACGGAACGGCTTTAATAGTTCGTCCGCCTCGTAACGGTCCAGTACCGGGCGTTGCGAAGTCATCGACGCCGTAACTACCAAGCAGCGTTATTGGATTCTTTGAGTTAAGTGGATTTTGTTCCAGCAAGCAATTTTGCTGAATCATGACCAGCGGACTGGCCCGATGCTCGTAAGTACCGAGGCCGAATTGCAAGCGCATTAGAAATACTCACTGACCAATGGACTCGAAACATAATCGGCCGATAGTGCTTTTCGTAGTTGTCGTTCAGCCAACGAAGGCCCGCCGACATTTGCCGGTAGATTAAATTGTCCTTCTATTTGAAGTCGGCTATAGCGTGGGTCAGGGACATTGAACTCATTTGCCGCGAATGCTGCCAACATAGCAATAAGGGGTAGTTCCGCTTTCTTCGGGATATTCTCAGTCAGTGACCATATGACCAGTTCATCATCCAATAACATCGCGTGTAAAGCATCGTACTTTTCCGTAAGAATAGCGACATCATCAGGAGCGTCAGTATCTCCTGCAGCGGTCTTTTGCAGTTTTTTGAGAACCGCGCTTTTCAGTTGCGCGGGAGTCATAGTTAATCACCGACGCATTTATGACTGTACAGATAACCGTCGCCCCTAACCTTTACGGTCTTACCGCAATCAGGACATTCGCCCGTTTCATGTTCTGTTTCAGACTCGCCCGGATTATCGTCTTTGCTTTTTTCGTCTTTGCTTTTGCTGCCCGTCGCTTCTTCGAAGTGAGAATTATCAGCGAGTTTCGTTGCAAGCCAATCCGGTACCTCCACAGCCTTACCAGTTGGCATAACGACCGGAGGCTCTTCGATTTTATTCGGACGATTGAACTGCACGAAACCAGCGGCGCATTCGCCTATATATCTGTACTTGCTCACGGGACCTCCTAAGCGGCTAGTGAATCGTCAACGTAATACTGCACCCTGATGGCAACATTTCCTGCTGCAAAAGTCGCGGCTGTTACAACACAAGTTAGTTGAATCGTAGTTTCGCGGGAAAACTTCGGATATACGCCGGTGACCAGAATACCGGCTAATGGCAATGATATGCCGACTACATTACTGACATTACCGGCAGCAAAAGCATCGCCTGTCCATACTCCCCAATTACCAAGTCCATCGGCGTCGAGCGAATCATGCGTCAGCGAGCCGCCATTGGCAGCCCAACCAGCATCAAGATCAAGTGTCTCTGTACCGGTATCCATATCTGATGCATACAACTGACCGCCGACCACGACGGCACCTGCAGGAACTTTGCATAATTCATAGAGATCGGCAGCGACCGGATTAGCGGCAATAGCAAGCTCGCCGAAAGCAAATTGCATAAGGCCCTCGCCATGCGCTTTGAACGACTGAATGCCGGCAGCAGCTTGTGTACTTGTAAAGGTGGCCATGTTTTGCTCCTAATAAAAAGTTAGCCCTGCGCCAGCGTGATCGCAGTTGAATTAGTTAAATCAGCCGGTAACGCCGCACCTGATCCACCGAGTCCATGAACAGCTTCGTAATTGGTATCAGTTATGCCAGCATCACCATCGAGTTTTTGAACAATACCATCGATTGCGGCAGTTGTCGTATCGTGATCCGCCTGCAATTCGTTCACTACGTCACGAAGATTTTCCAGCAACCTGAATATATCGCCTTGAAGCATTCCGTTTTCAGCGATCTCTTGTTGATTAACAGCCATGCCGTTCTCCTACGTCAGATTATGGCCTATGCGTCGTCGACCGATGCAAAGTAACCAGTATGAACACCATGCTGCACAAGATCATCGAGATCGGTCGTTCCCTTACCGAACAAGAGTTTCTTAATGTCGCGGATTTCCTCGAAGCCAGCGCCCTTCTTGGCACCGTAATCGTCGATGTCCTCGATCATGCGGCTGCGCCGTTTCCAGCAAATACCGACTGCTTGTGCACCGGCTAAGTACACCGGGCCGACATCAATCGAACCTGCGCCGACGCCGGTTATGTTGGCGAGTTCAGGTATCTCTCGAACAATCACGCCATCGAGAATCAAATCGCCACCGGTAAACAACGGATTATCCCGACCACGCGCCCAGGCTTCTCGGTTCGCCTGTTGGACTGTACTGTCGTTCGAGAAGTCGCGGAAGGTATTCGAACCGGCAAAGGCAACGAACCATTCCTCATCACCAGTGACAGTGATCGGTCGGATTCGAGGACTTGCAGTCTTGGCGCGGCGTTTCATTAACTTCAAAGTCGAGGCGTTGAATTTGTCCGCAGTATTGTCGATATTGGATAGCGATGCTGAGTGATCGTTCGACGAGTTGTTCGATACCGCTGCACCGAATAAAATGCGGTCTGCGTTATCGACCAGCCAAGCGTCCTTCTGCGCTTCGGTCGCGGTTGCAAAAGTTACCGCTACGCCACCGGATACCGAAATGGAACCAAAAGCATCGAGAAGATCATCGCGCATTCTCTCTTTGAACCAATCCAGTAGGATTGAATTTTTGGCTTTTACCAGATCGATGGCATTGAAATCTTCATCCAACCGATCATGCAAAACGGCGTGACGAAGGCGATCAACGATGAACACGAAGGTCCGTTGATCCATCGTTTCTTCGTTGCCTTTCAGCGTAGATTTTCCGGTCTTGCCGGTACCGGTCAGTCGATTGACCAACGTAATCGAAAGATCACGCCCGGTTTCGCCCTGTAGGGCAGTCTTGACTTGAATCATCTTGAACTCGTCTTCACCCATGTACGGCGTGAAGCGCCCGTCCCTGATGTATTCGTTAAAAAACTTGCGTTCCCATTTCTTGACAATATTGCCAGCAGGGATAGTGGACTCGGCCATGACTGACTCCTTGCAGTCGAACTACGCTACTAACCTGTCTTGCGTAGCTGATGTCTCGATTTAACAATGTCGTCAAACGGCGTATCGTCATCCAATGCTTCTGCATCGACCTGAACCTTCGTCGCTGACGGCTCTTTGTTTAACGATGGTGAGACTTTACCGAGGGATTGGAGTTGGTCCGTCAACTCTTTATTTGCCTTTTCCAGTTCCGAGATTTTGACGTTTAGCGGTGCTTCAATCGATTCTTTATACTTCGATAAATCACCGCCAACTTCGGACATTTCGGCCCTGTTCTTGGCGAAGTTGTAAAGATACAACGCGGGATTCGCTTCCCCTGACATCTGCTGATAAACATTTCCGGCTAATGCCTGGTTGTCTTCAGCTTCTTCCATGAATGTGCCGACCACCTTATCAAAATCGTCGTGGTCGGCTTTGACGAGATTTTCACACATTACATAGAAACGATTTTCTAAGCTCTGTGCCTGATCCGCCAGACGTTCTTCTAACGCCTTATCCGGGTCTTCATCCCATGATGTCTTGGGTATTTCTTCCCGCTGTTCCGCTGCGAGCGCCTTGTTTTTATCCCGTTCCTTTTTCAGGGCCGTTTTAATGCCCTTCAATTCGGACTGGATATCCGCAAGCCGATCTGGTTCTTGCTGATCTTCCGGCTTCGCATCTTTCGCGTCTGCGGCTTTTGCGTCGCCTTCGCCCGGCTTATCTTTCGCTTCGTCGGGCTTTATATCCTTCGAGTCCGATGGCGTCTCGGCTGCTTTCGCAGGTTTTACATCGGTGTCGCTTTCGACTTTTTTAGCAAGAATCTGCGAGAACGGCGTATCTTCTACAACCTCCTCAATATCGTCTGCCATCCATCGTTCCTCTATCGCGGGAATAAGCGAAATCGCCCTATATCGTCAGGCGGCAACGGTGCGCCCGTTTGACCCCGGCGGCGGGTTTTGTGGAATATACCACAGTTTCCTGAATGTACACGAAATAACATTAATTTACGTTTACTGAAAGTTCTGGCTCTGCATCGCCTTCGATATGTGTTGCCGTCTTTATGACCGTATCAATCGCGTGTTCGGCGGCAATAGCCTCGTCCTTAGCAGCTCCTGCGGCAAGTTTACGAACCTGAGCTTCCTTGATTAACGGTTCGAGCATTGCGACTGCTTGCTGTACTTGTAGAAGTAAAGCCGCGCCTGGATCGTCGGTCGGTTGCAGCGCTTCCTTAATCTTGCGCTTGGTATCGCTGCGTAGATTCGATGCTTCGATGAATACCATGAATGGTAATTCAGGGCGCGTTCGGGCGACTTCTGCAATGATTGCAAATTCCTCTTGCTGTAACGTCACGACATCCGGTGCCTCGTCAATCAGAATATCGACATCCAGTTGCGCAACATCATTAAGTTTCAACACTTCCTGGTTCTCTGGATTCGCAATAATCTGAGCAATGATTGCGGTCCTTTCATCCTCGCTCAAATCCGGCTGCTTACCGACTTCTGCTGAAAGCAGTTCTGCTCGTGTTATCTCTTGATTCAAGGCGACAAATCGCAGGTGTTCCTCGTCCCGAATGCGTATCCACGTTTCTGCTTTCCAGAACTGCGTAATACGATTCCACATATGTCGAAACACCCGCAGCGTTAAATGACGTAACTGATCGAACGGCTTGTCGATTGCGATTAGCCCGCCTTGTGCATCGATCTGTTTTGCACGACCCGATAAGCTGCCGGTTTGTCCCGCAAGCGCCGCGTTCGGGCCAATCGCATCTAACGATCTGCCGGTCAATTCCATGAGTGCTACATGACCTTGAGCGAGATCGATATTCTTTTCTAGCCTGATTGCGACTCCCGCTGGATGCGTAATTACGCCGTCCGGTCTGGCTGCTTCCTTGCGAATTTTCTCTATTTCCTTTTGGCTCAACATACCTTCTTCAACAATGACTTGGTTGGTGTTGAGCATGTGCGTAGATTTCGAACGCCGCTTATTCCAGTCGTCCTGCAAGTCTCGATAACGACGAATTGCACCGTATGGCATACCATCCGCGCCTTGACGATATAGCGCCTGGTATTCGATTGAACTTTGCGGCTCGCCTTCTTCATCGTCATATTCTGAAACTTCGACTTCCTCAATAAATCCAGCGGCGACAAACTTACATTTGTGCCACTGACCATCTTTTATGAAATTGTGTTGAAAAACCTGTATTCGTTTTCTTCCTGCCGTATTTATCGCCCATCGTGGTTTATCAGCGAACGTAGTGGACTGACTACCCGACGCTAATTGCCGGATTGAATATTCTCCTGCGAGTGAGATCGATTCATCAATGATCTCCGTTTTATCCGCCCACTTAGCTTTAGCAACTTCGACATCCATCCAAGTCACGATACCCTTGAACATGGCATCCGAGAAATCGCACATAAACGAATGCGCGTCCCAATACTGTCGGTCCCATCGAATATGATCTACTCGTACCTTCGGCACTTTACTGTTCTTTTGTATCTTGGCATCGACGGTTATTTCAACGCCACCGACGCCTTCGACAAACATATCTTCGGCGATTAACGATTTATCGAAAGCCCACATATTATCGTCGGCGACATAACGCAATCCATCGGTCGCCGCTTCCGCCGCTTGTTCATCGGCCGGGTTGTTTCTCGGTAGGGCTTTTGGATCGGTGCGTCGTTGCTTTTCGACACCTAACATCGTGCCTATCTTATCGGCGATCTTATTATCAGTAATAACCGGCTGGCCGCGTTTCTCGATAGCTTTCTTTTCCGCTTTAGTCCATTGCTTGCCATCGAAGTAAGCCCGCATCAGTTCGGCTTCTGTTCGATAATCGGATGTGTTGTTCTCGAAATCGACGAACTGAGCTTTGACCAACGTCAAGTCTTCGTCTTCGGGAGTCTCCGGTTTCTCGCCCGGTACGTGTTTAGCCATTTGAGAGCCTACTCTGAATAATCACAACAATTCCGCTATCTCTTAGTAACTGAATCCATTCAGGATCAAGTTTTGCGAAGACCGGATGGACAATAAAATAGTAAGTATTTTCCATTGATATTCTATTACGCTACTCGCCACGGTCTTACATCATCCTCGTCATCGACATAGCTGTAATCCTCGCCGGGTTCGGCTTCGGTCTTCATTGGCTCCATGATAGCAGGGTGCGCCTGGTCGATTGCCATTCCCATGAGTGCCGCCATGTCAACTCCGTCGTCCAATATTCCACCGGGGAAATTCAGGAATTGCCGTAATAGCCCATGACCATAATCGGTGTCGGCTATCTTAACCTTTTTCATGGCGCAAAGTCCCTGCAATCCACGTGCCATCGTTGGCTTATCGTGTGGTCTTGGCAGCCATTCCAACCGACAATGAGCCTGTCGTTCTCTCATTCTACGAATTAGAAACGGCTCGATTGATCGTCGGATTGGACCTGTCTCACCGAAAAAGCATAACGGTTTATGGCGTTTGAACTGGTCGATCATAGTCTCGAACCATACGTCAGCAGTCTTTTGACCACGCCAGCCTTCAAGTGCGAGATACAGATACTCGTCCGTGTAGCCATGCGTAGCGATTTCCGTATAGTCACCATCGTCGTCGGTAACTGCGAAATCGCCAGTCGTGTACTTGTGGCATCGACCAACCTTAGCCGGATCAAAGAACTCAAAGAACTCACGCTTGAAATAGGTACCTTCCTCCGGCATCGGCTGCTGCATATACAGCGACGACCATTTGATCGGGCTGGTATTCGCTTTGATCCGATGCAGGTATTCAAGCGTGTATCGTTCAGGCCATAGCGCCTCGCCTTGCTCGGATATTGCTGGCAGCTCGATGATCTTCCACTGATCCGCGTATTCGCCGCCGTCCTTCATTACCTGAATAAGACGACCGACGAGATCAGCCTCGTGCATCCGGTGCTGTATTATGATTATGGCGCCGCCTGGTCGGACACGATTATACAGCGTACCTGTGTACCATTCCCAAACCTTTTCTCGTTTCAGGTCCGATTGTGCATCATCCCAACTAGCGAATGGATCGTCGATAATCGCCCGAGTCGCACCACGACCATACAGCGAACCGCCAATACCGACAGCGTAATACGAACCTCCGCCTTGTGTTTTCCATCGACCTGCGGCCTTTTTATCCGGCGCCAATAGAAGCTCGGGAAAGATATTCTGGCATTCCTGACCGGCGATCATATTACGAACGTCGCGGCCAAAGTCCGTCGCTAACTGTACGCCTGCACTAATCGACACGACATCGTGAGTACCGTCGTGACCGAGCGTGTAGCCGGGGAAGCTCTGACTGGCTATTGTGGACTTGCCGAACTGCGGCGGGATAACGATGATCAGTCGGTCGATTTCTTTTCGCTCGACTCGCTCAAATGCCTCGCAGATAATCTTATGCGGTTTTGCGGCTTGCCAGCGTTGTTGCGTGTACTCAGTGAAGCTCTGAAGACTTACGCGGCTGCGTTTGCGCCTCAGAATCTCGCTCGACCGGCTTCGCCAAATCTCCAAGTCTTGCTGTTGCTGCGGCGATATCGTCTTCAAGCTCGGCCTCAGTCATTTCAGTAAGGTGTACGTGTTCCACTATTCCGCTATGTTCAATGGCTTTCACATCGGCCCAGTCGTCAGCAGCCCGGTTATTCAGGTAATACTTCTGCGCCGGAAAGTGGCCTTCTTTAGCAGTATTGAATAGCGAATTCGTAATGGTAGCAATGCCTTTCGAGCGACCTAGCTCTATGGCGTCCAAAAAGTCGGTAAACTGTTCCTTCCTCGCCTGGAATGTGAAGCGATGAATACCGAGACAATCGGCTATCTGATAGTCGGCAAGACCTTGTGCCGCATACGCTTGGACCTTCTTCAGTACCTCTGCGGTAACTTTGAATGCTGGTCGTCCGACTTTCCGTCCAGTCTTTTTTTTTGCCTTCTTAGTCATGCTGCCTTAGCCTTTTCTCTATCTGCCTTTTGACCTGTAAATTCCTCCCACCGCTTGACGATTATATCGCAATACGCTGGCTCGATCTCAAGACCATAGCAATTCCGTCCTTCCATTTCCGCTGCGATTATTGTCGTTCCTGAGCCGAGGAATGGATCATAAACAGTCTGCCCTTGGGATGAGTTATTCACGATAGGACGACGCATACATTCCACTGGCTTTTGTGCGCCATGCCCGGAATCAGCTATCACTTTATCGATTTTCCATAGTGTTGTTTGGTTTTTGCTTCCGTTCCAATGGCCTTTGTTTCTCACGACATACCAGCAATGCTCGTGTTGATAACTAAAATGTGTTCTGGCTACTGTAAATGTATTTTTTGCCCAGATAATTTGCTGTCTAAGTTGAAATCCAGCGGCTAATAATGACTGACCGACTCCAATAATTTGCTTATCTGAATGCCAGATATAAGCTACATCACCATAAAAATAACTCCATGCTTCCTCCCAACTAACATTAGTATC